ATAAGATTCTTGGCTTCTTTCTATAACGATCAAAGTTATCGGAGATCTTTTTCTCGTTATAAAAATTACCCATCCACCACTTAGGTATGTAGTTCGGAATAACTGTAATATTCTTATTAGCAGTTTTACCCATGTAGTATTCCTTCATGAAATCACAAGTTACTGTAATCTCATCACACAACTCCATAATCTCCTGTGCAGTAGCACGAATTTTTGGATCTGTAAAAGCGGGTTTAAATTTATTATAATCAGGAATATCTTCAGAAAATACAAGATCATCAATTTCGTAAATAAGACGGAATCCCATTTGTTTACTAATCTCTTTTAAGAATTTAACAAATTGCAATTGATGCTCCGTTGCTTGACGCTGAACACGCACAGCTTGAGCACCTCTAAAGTAATTTGGATCTAAATTCATTACAGTGCTACCGTGCACAGTAAGTTTTTGATGGGCATTAAGAAGATGTTCAGGCCAAATCATTCTCCAAAAACCACATCCGCTATAGTCAGCGTAGTATTGAATTACTCTCTTTAAATTCATTTCAGGCGGAACAGGTATTTCCTGTTGCTGCGGCGGTAGCATACTTCCACCAAAAGGTGCTGGAGAAAATGGCGATGCAAATGGGCTTGCAAACGGGGAGTTAGGAAAAGGATTGAACATATATGTGAGTATATTTTATGATGTGTATTCGTTGAAATCTACTCGTCGGGTAATGCCGTTAGATTTTTCTAAGAAAATGACATTACCAGTGGCCGCTTTAATACTTTCCTTACGGTGACTTATAACCATAATAGATTCGTTAAATTTCTCAATACGCTCTTTAAGGATGTTAATCACTAATTCTACACCGCGTTCATCAAGACTTGAATCAAAAAGCTCGTCGTAGATGCTAAAGTTGAAACAAACATCACCTTGAAGTCTTCTAATATCCATGAAGGCAAAGAGGCATGCTAGGTCAACACTCTTGCGTTCGGCGCCACTAAAGTTAAAATATGAACATTCCTTACCTTTAGTATCGACTATTTTTTCTTCAAAGTATTCGTTAAATTCACACTTACAATTTGCGTCCATCTTACCTAGATAATAGGCGAGTTTAGCATTAAACAACTGCAAAATCTTAGTAACAATATATGATTTAACACCCTCTTCAGATACTACAAACTTAGCTACATCGTAATCACTCAATACTTCTTTAAGTTGATCGAGCTCAGTCTGTAGTTGTGTGCATTTGTTTTTTTGATCAGCAATTGCACTATCAAATGATAACGATGTCGTTTCAAGATCATTCAAGTCTTGTACGAGCATCTTTTGCCATTCTTCCAGCTGAGCTAAACGATCGTTAAGACTATTAATATCTTTTTCCTCTAGAGCGATTTTATGAATTTCACTTTCAAGAGTTCTTACCGTTTGCTTTACTTCAGTTTGTTTTGTTATTATCTGACTCTCTTTAATGCCTTGATTGTCAATAAACGCCTCGTGATCATTTATAAGTGCAGTGAGTTTTTTCTTCTCTTCCTCAATATGTGTCTTATCATTGTCTTTTATAACACGCAAACAGGACGGACATTTATCTTTACCAGAAATAACGTTTTTAATTTGTTTTTCAAGTTGAGTTATAAGTGTTTGTTTTTCACTCTTTTGATGTCTGATAGACTGTAGCGTAGTATCAAGCTTCTTTAACCCGTCACTTAATTTTGTTATTTTTTCTTGAAGATCAGTTGTACTTTTTTGTGTAAAGGATGCAAGCTTGTTATTAATTAATTTGATTTCGTTATCGTTATTGCTTTGACGGGTTTTATACTTTTCTCGTTTTTCCTCGCGCTTACTAATAGCCTCTTCCTGTTGTGTATTGAGAATATTCAATGCACGTGCTGCTTCTTCATATCGTGTTGACAGTACATCAAAGTCTTTCTTTTTTTCGGCAATATCAATCTTAAGAAGCGCTAGCATTTCACTAAACACACTGAGATTAAAAATGTCTTCAATAAACCGCCTCTTCTCTTGCTTCTTTTTTGCCATAAACGGTGTCGTGTTGTTTATGGTCATAATCACACAATTCTGAAATATTTCAGGGGTGCAATTAAACTTTTGCATTATAAATGCATTTGTATTAGAGATACTATCTCTTGTCTTATCCTCACCATTAATTGTTATATAACACTTTGATGGTTCTAATGTTCGTCTAATGACGATATTCTCGGTTTTATCAAAGTGTTTGATGGTTGCACCCAAAACCACCTCACAATTCTTCTTATTAATATTATTAATAATATGTTCTTTCTTAAGTTCACGTAATGTTTCACCAAAAACAGCAAAGTAAATAGCGTCAGCAATTGTCGATTTTCCGACACCGTTACGTCTATCTTCCTTATCTTTATTTATTCCTGTTATGATATGAAGACCTCGCTGAAAATCTACTTCAACCGGTACATTACCTACAGAAAGAAAATTCTGTATTTTAACATTATTAAAATTTATATACTTCATATGTTACACGCACGCTTATAAAGATCTAAGCAGTACGTTATTATCTTGTTCTTATTCTCAATATCAAGCACATTTACAAACTCTTCGATAGTTTTTTGCATATCAACGCCTGTCGTCTCGTAATTTTGATCATCTACTGTAATAGAATTATCGTAGAGCGAATAATCAACAGAAAATGAAAAAGGATTAAATGCATTCATTTTTTTAATTAATGTCTCAATACCCTCTTCTTTTGCTTTCTTATCGATAACGAGTTTAATAATACTGTTGTTAACAAGTTTCTTTACATCGTCACCACTCAAGCTCTTATGCGCAGTCAACTCCGTCAATGTTACTTTCTTGTGCTTAGGCGATAATTCATTTTCGTAAAATGAATATGTTTGTGACGGTATATCGAGGATGTAATATCCTTTAGTACTACCTGCATCTCCAAAATCCATTTCAAAAGGATTTCCAACATATACAATCGTACCGTCTTTATATTTTCTTTCGTCACGCAGATGAAAATGACCGGTCATAACCAAATCAGCTTTGGATAATAGACTCGCAGATTTCTCACCATGATCACACGTTTTAAAACTATTCATTTTAAAACTTTCAATCTCCAAGTGACCAAACATAATATCCACTTTGCTAAAATTATCGATATCAGCACCCCATGGCAGGAATAATACTCTTTGGCCAAATAAAGTAGTTTCTGTAGGTTCATCTATAACAAATATATTATTTCTACCGTTAAGGATAGAAAGTGAATTAACGTCGGATCGATCTTTATAAAAAGAATCGTGATTACCGACAATACAGACCATATTAAAGTCTTTTAGTTTTTGTAAAATTTGGGAAGCAACGTGTAGTGTTGATACAGATACATCACTACGATAGTGAAAAAAATCACCCAAAAAGAAAATATCGGTAATGTTTTTCTCTTTAAGCTCACCTACAAACCAGTCGCACCAATTTAATGCTGTTTCATGCCAGACTGTAGAATCTTGATGTACACCTAGGTGCAGGTCAGAAAAAATCGCAACTTTTGGTTGCTTAATATTAATATCAGTCATCATCACTTTCATCATCGCCGGTAGGTTCTACATAGATATTGCCAGCACACGAATCGCTAGCTTCAATCATTAACTCTGTATATACCTTTTCTTTATATTCGTTTATTACCTCATGATGTTTCTTTTCTTTCTTAATGCGGTTAATAAAAGCATGGAATGCAATTGTAGTAAAGTATGAAAATGGACTAAAACCTGAATCAATTTTAAATTTTTTATTTTTAAGAGCTGAAAACATCTTAACTATAGCATCACCAACCATATCTTCTTTATAGCTATAGTTCATAAAATTTGGTGCATATGAAAGACCGTTAGCAATTTTATTAAGACTCTCTCCGAGCTTTATTGTAATATTACCGGTATTATAATAATTTTTAATCTCATCTTCAAATTCCTTACTATTAACGTAGTGTACCTTGTCTTTAGGTTTAATTTTTTTAGGTGCTTCTGGTACAACTTCAGCAATTAATTTTACAGGGTCAACATTAAGCAAACTATCTACAGCCTGGTCTCCAAATATTTCCTCTTGAGGAACATCGGATACAACCTCGTTAAGCAATGCAACTGTCTTAGGCTTTGCCTTAGCTTTCTTGTATGGTTTTTTCGGTGAAGGTGATGTTTTCTTTCTCATATAAAGCTTTGCGTTTTTCGGAATGTAACTCACTATAATGTAAGTTATCAGCAATATCGAATATTATAAGCTGGCTTTTATCCTTATGCAACCTAAGACCACGGCCAATTGATTGCACAATTTTAATCTTAGCTTTACCACCGCATGCAAAAATAATATAGTGTAAATTCTTAATATTAATACCTGTAGAAAATATTTTAGATATAGCGACAACAATTACATCATTATTATCTTCCATCAATTTGCGTATACGATCGCGTTCTTCAATCTCTACATCACCACGTACAAAAAATACTTGTTTATCTGGCGCTTCTTGTTTTATAAGGTTAAACAATAACTCACCATGTTCAATGTAGTCAACCATAACAAGAGTATTATTTGTTAATCTCGTACTCAGCTTAGTAATAATTTTATTTCTAAATGGACTTACAATTAATTTTTTAAGCTCCTCTCTATATTCAATTCGTTTACAATCTTTATGAATAAGGTTGAGTATAGTAATTTGTACGTTACTTACATAGCTATCTTGTCGTAGATCATGACTATTTTTTTCAAAAATAACCGGTCCTATTTTTCCGATTATATTCCATTGATCAAGCACTTCCTCTGGCATTGTACCTGTAAACCCAAATCTATGTTGCGTCTTAATAAGCTTAAAAATATCATTAACTTTATTGCCTTTTCGTACTTTATGCACCTCATCTACAATTAGTACATCTATATTTTCAAGCCAAGATATATCACTATTTTTACTTTGTAAGATGCCAAGATTAGCTACTATTACCTCTGAGCTTAGGTCAAGATCATCATCTCCTGTCCACTTAGAAACACTGAAAGGAACACCGTAATCCTTAAAATCCTGTGCTGTCTGCTCTACTAGCCCTCTATCAGGAACAACAAAGAGAGCCTTAAAGCTCCCCTTGTTAAGCGATGATTTATACAGTGTATATGCTTTGGTAAGTAAAGAAGCTGAGGTCAACGTCTTACCGCCCGCTGTAGCTAGAATGATGGTGCCTCTACCGGTACCTAAACATTTTTTAACAATTTCTTCCTGATAATCTCTAAGCGGTAAATTTAGTTTTGGAAGATCGTAATTAAAATCTAATTGCTGTTGCCAGGTATGACGTGCTGGGTAGACAATATCTTGAAGTTCCCTACTACATGTTACTTCGCCAACGTATTGACAGCTACGAATGTAATCTTTTATAGCAAAATACAAACACGGTTCAAAACGACCTGTAGGCGTAATTGCGTATGTTCTCGGTGGCATAAACTTACCGTACCGACGCATAAACACAGCAGCCTCATTTTTTACAGAAAAATGCTCACGTATGTCAGAAAGCATATCACCTGACAAAATACCTACTTTTTTCTTACTGTCATACGTAAACTCAATCATTTTATGTCATTTCGAGCTTCATAATCTCGATTAAATTTTTAATATCAAAGGTCGCACTACTTAGTGTCTTTTCTGACTTTTCTAATAATTCAATTATTAGTTCAGCTTCTTGAATTTTTGTGTTAAATTCCTGAATTCTACTGTGTCTGTCAGCTGTTGATGAAATTACCGGTTGTGTAAGTTTAACTGGACTGGTATTGTTAATCTCAGACATTATTTCGTTTTTAGCTGTATCACGCTGCTTTTTTAGACTCAAAACATTCATACGCAATCTAATGAGTCTACCAGACCATTTATGCTTTATAGCAGGCAAACGTAGCTGATAATCTTTAAGATTAAGTTCGTTAATCTTAAGATCTTCTTCTAACTCTTTAATGATTTCTTCAAGCATTAATCTTAAATATATAATAAGATAACAAAAAATCAAGATGAGTAAATTTGACGAAATTTTTAAATGTATAATGGAAGATATACAAAATTCAGCGGCTACGGCGTTCACAGCACCGGGGCATGAATTAGCGGGCAGTCACGCAGGAAATTTCCCTGCTAATCAGGATATTTTTAATGCAGGTGATGCACGTTGGGCTTATGGAAGAGATGAATTTAAGATAGCAAAACCTTCAAAGCCCAGTAAAAAAGGTAAGATTGCTAAATCCTCTAAACCTGCAAAAATAAAAATGCAACGTAGAAATTTAGGTCCATCAATGTAAGTTACTAAATGGACTTAGGTCATTGGCAGTTAGATAGTGATATTACCGTTACAGGTGATTTTTTTGGTTTTATCTACGAAATTACTAATACTGTCAATAATAAAAAATACATTGGTAAGAAGCAATGTCATAGCAGACTCAAACGTAAACCGTTAAAAGGTAAGAAACGAAATAGGATTGACTTTGTAGACTCCGATTGGCGTGAGTATACAAGTTCTTCTAATGAACTCAATGAAGATATTGTAAAATACGGTAAAGATAAGTTTATTTTTAAAATTATAAAAATATGTAATTCAAAGTGGGCTCTTGCATATTATGAAATAAAAGAGCAAATTAACAAGGATGTACTGATGCGTGAGGATTATTACAATGGTATCATAAATGTACGAATTGGCAGGGTTCCAAAGGGAGAGTTGCAGTCATTTCAAAATCAGTTATAATCTGGATATGATCCAGGAAATATCACCTGTACAGCATAATTTTAAAATTTTAGATTTTACTTCAATTTGTAAAGAAATCTCTAGAGTTACTGTAAATGACCTTCATTCTTACGGATTACTCGAAAATCCTAAATTTTCACGTGATGTTAAAAAATTACTTTTACATCATACAATCCATCAAATTTGCGAATATTTTCTCAACAAACATAAACGCACAGCTACGTTTATATATTTTGCAAAATCTACATATAACACAGAATTACACGAAATTTACGGTGAATCTGTAATAAACGAGTGGATGTATCAGACTATACTCAAAATTAAAAAAATACTTCCTATTCGGATTCTTATCGGTAACATACCGTTTACAACTATTAAATCACAGGTTGATGAAAATAGTGGAGATGGTATGGAATTCCTGCAAATGGTGCGAACATATGCAGACTGGCATAACACTGACAATTACACATTTAGTCGTATTAAACTATATGTTGAACGTCATGGTTTAACATTTCTCAGTAAAGATTACTTCAATCAATTAAAAACAAAAAACCTCTTATTTGCATAAATAATTGTGTGAAATTCACTGATCGTATTGATAATTACTTTTCTCTTCTAAACGAGCAAGACCCAGGAGCTGAAGCTGCTCCTGCTGCAGATGCTACAACACCTGATCCTAATGCAGCTCAGCCGGCTGCAACAGGAGAACAACAACCAGCACAGATTGCCCCTGCCGGGTACGTAGATCTTGTAAAACTGCTTGTAAAGGCAACAGCAATGAATTTTCCTGAAGGAGATCTCGATCAGCTGTATCAGACAGAAGTAACTAAAGAAAATGCATTTATTGTCAAAGATGCTATAAAGGATGCATTAACGATGTATGAAGGTGATAATATGGTTAGATTGGATAATCCTAACTATAAAAAATTTCTTGACTCAATTAATACAAATAATCTCTATCTAAAGCTTAATAAAATTAAGTCAATTATAAACAGTAGAGCCTGATAATATGTACAAAAGCTTAAAAGATATATACGTGAGTGAATCCTTTGCGCGACCAGTGCCACCGCCCTACATGCGTTATGTACCAGCTAGCGTGCTTAACGAGGGCGGTGCAGGTGGTCATATGACACATCCTTACGAAATGGCAGGAGTCAATACAGGCAAGGATTTAATTGATGTTTTTGAAGAAGCTGTTAAAGCAATTCAATCCGAACGTCCAGCTGTAAAAATTGACGGTTCTAATGTATCAATTAAGATAGCTCGAAACCTCGATGGTAGCATTTATTATAATGCAGAAGGTCATATGGAGTTTGGTGTCGAACGCGGTACCAAAAAGGAGGACGATATAAGAGGTGTTACATTAGATAGACTTGGTTCAAGATTTGTTAATAAAACAGATCCTACAAAACCACATGGCTTAATTGAAGCTGGTAGTATTATTCTCAATATTTTTAATACCGCACTACCTTCAATTGAAAATGATCTTAAGAAATTAAAATTTTTTGGTAAAGAAAAACAGCACTTCTTTAATATGGAGTATGTTTACGGTCAAACAAACGTTGTAGGTTATAACAAAAACTTCTTAGCTATTCACGGTGTCAATGAAATTGATCTTGTTACGAGAAAAGCTCGCGAAGTTAACTATAACAAAAATGTTTTAGAGGATGTTATTAAGAAAGTTCGTCCTATTGCTAAACAAGCGGGTTTTGATGTTTATAGTTCAATTCCTGCTGAACTTGAAGAAGGCACAGAGGAAGTAGATTTTAGTCCCGCTCTTAATTCCGAACTTACTGTCCTATATACACCTGACCATGCTGTTACAAAGAGACTTGCTGCATGGTTGAGTGAAGCTCGCAGCCCAGTCGGTAAAGTGATTACTCTTGCAGATAATAAGAAAGTAAGTCCATTTAGTAAGAAAAATTACGATACAGTAGTTGGGCGTATACCTCTAAATTCTGCAATTAAGGATAATAATGATGTCGTCATTAAACAGGCAGTTGATGGTGCAGTTTTTGTACAAGCCACAATCTTGATGGGTCAGATTCTAAAAAATGCATTACAGTCTGAGATCGGTCACGTCGGTGCACATGAAGGTATTGTTGTACGCAATTTAATGTTCAAGGGTAAACCAGTTGGCATACCTATTAAATTTACGGGTGATTTTATTATTGGTAAAGAGCAGGGTAAGTTTGCTCAGCAAGATAATGAAGAAGAAATGGCTACACCGACAATAGGTAGTCAACAAAATAATTATCTCGGTCAGCAAACACCAAGTGGTCAACAGAGTTTAAACGGATATCAAATTAAAAGTGGTGCGTTTGCTATGTCACCAGATGCACCGTCACTTAATGTCGGAGCTGGAGGCTGAGTATGAAATTTGATCGTTACGTACAACTTGTTCTTGAGGCTATTAATAGTGACAAATTTATTGTCCTAATTCCAGGCGGATTTAAACCACCGACAGCTGGTCATATGCATTTAATAGCAAGTTATAATAACAACCCGCAGGTGGAAAAAGTGATCGTATTGATCGGTCCAAAAGAGCGTGATGGCATTAACCGTGAACAATCTTTAAAAATTTTTAATCTCTATGGGATTGACAAGCTTAAAAAGGTACAAGTAGAACCTACGGAGTATAATAACCCAATGCAAGCTGCTTTTGAATTTTTAATAAGCGATCCAAGAAGAGAATCTTATAAAAATTTAATTTTTGGAATGGGTGCGTCTGATAAAGGTGGTGATGAGGCGCGTGCTTTTGCTTTTGAAAATTATTTTCAAAAGAATCCTGATAAACTACCTAAAGGATTTAGGGTCGGTGTACCACCAATTGTTAAGGCAAAACAGAGTAACGGTAGAGAGATTTCAGCTACTGATTTAAGAAAAGCTATTCAAAATGGTAATGTAGCTACAATAAAGGACAACATCCCTGTAGGCGTAGATGTTAATAAATTTATAGCTATCCTTAGATAAGTTATTTTACTTTTTTAACCTCGAGTGCTTTTACACACTCAAAAAGTACTTTCTCAATAGTACTAGCTGATTCATTTCTAACTGCTCTTCTGATTTGATCTACAATACTATCACCACCGCGATTAATACTGTTGATTAAATCACCTTCTGTTCCCTCTTCAACTTCTCTATAGCTGTTCTCAAGCTCTTCTCTATACTGCTCGTAATCCTTATATGCAAAAACAGCATTAAGATCATCAAAGGATTGTGCTATTTTCGTAGCAATCCACGGTGCTAATTCTTCCTCATCACAAATAAGTTCATGAAGCATTGCAGCCATTTTTGCAATTCTGAAGCATTGTTGTTTTGCCATATATGCATTTGATTCATGCTCGACATGTTCGTCTCTATCGGCAAACATCATGTCATCTTCTTCGCATTTATCACATGCTGGTTCAGGTAAGATTGTCTTAGTACGTGTCTTAGGTATAGCGCCGTTGTCACCATATGCATCCACACCATCGAGAATTGTTTGATCCTCTTTGTATACACGCTGATTGTAGATTTCATTAAGAAGATTGAAGTCTTTAGCAAACATATATAATTATTTAGTCTATAAGTACATAAATAATTGTATGTCAAGCTTATTTGAATTACGCTTTATAGAAATATTGAATGAAAAGAAAGCACCAAGTTTGTCAATAAAGCGTGGTGAGAAGTTACCTGTTAATCGCGGAGGCGGTTTAACAGCTAAGGGCAGAGCAAAGTATAACCGTGCTACAGGTTCACATCTCAAGGCACCCGTCACAGGTAAGGTTAAAAAGGGATCTAAGGCTTCGAAGCGTAGAAAGAGTTTTTGTGCACGAAGTAGAGCTTGGATTCCAGCTGGAGGATGTGCAGGTAAAAAGACGCGAGGATGTGCAGCAAGAAGGAGATGGAAATGCTAACTTTTAAACAATTTGTAGAAAAGCATTGCTGGAAGGGCTATGTAAAGCGCGGGATGAAGAAAAAAGGTAAGCGCATGGTTAACAATTGCGTTAAAGAAGATGTAGATACACACACAGCAAGATTATCGCGACCTGTATTAGGAGTGACAGAGATTATAGATATTGAGGGTATAGGTAAAGTCGAGGCTAAGATCGATAGCGGTAATGAAGCGTATAATGTTTTACTTGGTTTGGATATCGATCATCATGGTGATGAATGCACTTTTACAACAGTCAATAACAAGCGTATGACACTACCATGTACAGGTAGCGTTGATATTAATATTGGTAGTGGTAATATTGAATCCCGTCCGACTGTTGAGCTTAATTTCACTATTCAGGGAAAACATTACACCGGTATCACATTTAGTCTCGCAGATCGAGCTCAAAATGATCAACCGGTGTTAATCGGTGAGCCGTTTGTCAAAAAGATAAACGCTCTTATAGATGTTAAGCAGGGCGTTTAATTAGTAAGGCCTTCTTGAGTCTCTTTATCAAGAGAGATTAAATATATGTATGTATTATGTATATTTTTGGAGAGATCCGCGGGTAGATGAAATTTTCTATGTAGGAAAGGGTATGAAGTTACGAGCTTGGACAAAACATCATAATCTTAGATGCGAAAATAGGAGACAAAGAATTCTAAAAGCAGGTTTTTTAAATGATGACATTGTACAGATAGTACATAATAATCTCGATGAAGATAAAGCTCTTCAATTAGAAGAAAAATATATTAATAAATATAAAATTATTGAAGACGGTGGGACACTTTTTAATTATAGAAAGAACGGCTTATCAAAAGGCAGTTGGCAGAAAATTAGCAATCAGGAAGTTAATAAAATTATTGCAATGTATAATGCCGGTAAGACAATGAAATATATCGGTAATATATATAATGTACACGAAACAACTATTAGAAAATATCTAATTGATAATAATGTAAATTTACGTGAACAGGGATATACAGTACCGCACCCAGAGAATTGGTCTTTAATAATTAAAGAATTAAAACAAGGACGCTCTAAAAGTAGTGTCGCTAAGCAGTATGGTTTTTGTTGGCCAACATTTCAGCGATTGCTCTTAGAGCGTCCTATTATATAGGTTATTTTTTCGTAACGTCAGAAATAAACTGATAATATTCAGCGCGAGTCGCAGGATCTGTTAGGAAATCACCTGAAAGCTTGCTTGTCTTCATTACGCAGCCGTCATGCTTAATGCCGCGGAGGCATGCACATGTATGTGATGCTGCAATAACAACTGCAACACCGAGATTTTGCTCACAAACGTCGTCAATCGCTGTATGTATTTGCATTGTCATCGACTCTTGAATCTGAGGTCTGCGAGCGTAATGCTCCACAATACGGTTGAGCTTTGAAAGCCCAATGACACGACCCTCTTGTGAGGGGATATAGGCAACGTGTGCTACACCGGTAAATGCTAGATGATGATGACTGCACATTGACTTAACTGGAATGCCGCCTTGGAATACCATACCATCATACCCATTAGACGGGAATGATGTAATTTTAGGAGGTTCTTCATAACAACCAGCTGCGAGATCATTTACGAATGCCTTAGCGACCCTCAGAGGTGTTCCAGTGCTATTTGGATCATTACGCCAATCAAAGCCGAGCGCATCGAGATAGACTTCATATGCTGCAGCTGCTTTTTCAATAATAGCACGCTTTTCTTCTGCTGTACGTGGGTGATTACCGTTAGCTTCTTTAAGTTTTACTTCTTTCGTGTATTCAGACATAATATTATTATACGATCATATTTTTAACTATCAACAATAAATATTGATAGTGAACTTCGAACTATTGATAGAGAATAATATAAAGAGACTTAATCTTAAGCGTGTACGTATTAAGGTAGATCCAAGTCTTGTTTTTCAAGCTGAAGATCTTTCACAATGCAATGGTTATGAAGGATATATTTTAGCGGAAACAGGCGATGTACCAAAAGTTCTTGTTATGTCTCCAGACGGTGTATCATCAGTGATGGATATTCCTCAGCAGTTTCTACAAACTCTTATGAGCGATGAAGAATCAGAAGCTCTAAGAGCGTTCAAGAATTATATTTGTGACATATGTGAACTTGACACAACGACTCCGGAGGCTGAAATTTTATTGAATGCTTCAACGATTGAGGAAGTTGAAGCAATTTTAAAACAAGTTGGTTTAACTGATGAAGAGCTCAAAGTTCTTTATAGGAATTTTATAACAGATGATAGTTACACAGTCAATGAAGGTGTATTTAGTAGTTTACTCAATGCAGCTAAGACTACGGCACACGCAGCTGCGAGAGGTACTAGTGTAGCATCGAAACTTGCAGGTGGAGCACTAAAGGGTACAGGTGCCATTTATTCAGCACTTGTTGATACTAAAGGAGGTGCTGCAATTTCAAAAGCAGGAAATACGCTGACACAAAAAGGTAAAGATCTCGGCCGTTGGCTAGATAATATTGATTTTAACCGTAAACATTTACAAGAATATAAAGATTACACAAAGAAGAAATATCCAAAACTAGCAGCAATCGTTGACGACGCTACATCTATTGATGATGTACATAAAAAAATTAAAAAAGCTGTACCGGATGCAACCGATACTGCAATTAAAAGACTTTATACTGATTTTTTTAAAACATCAACCGACCCGGAAATACAAGATATAGTTAAAACAGATATTGCTACACCTATTACTACCGGTCCGTCAGCTAGAACAGCTGAAGGTAATCCGATACCTGGCCAATCTCGTTTTAATACTGCAGATGGTAAAAAGTCATATTTGTTTACTAAAAATGGCTGGTCGTTACTTGATCCAAAAAATAAAAATAAATTATTAGCAGACCCTGCTATACAGCAAAGAGTAAAAACACAAAATAAAAATATAACTACACAGTGGCAGAAAACATTAAAAATTTTACCTGCTAAATAACATTATGCCATACAATATAAGAAAAGTCAAGGGTGGATACAAAGTTTGCAAGAAAATTGGTGATAAAAAATGCATGCCTGGAAAGTCAGCTACAAGAAAGATGGCTAAAAAACGTATAATAGCTGCAAGTATAAATGAAAGTTTTAATGATGCAGTTGATAGAATATTAAAAACTTTAAGCTAGACAGTTGCATTTTTTTGGTGGTGATTAAGTATACTTAGATTTGGATGTGAGCGAACGTATCGGGGTATGGGGAGCCAAAGGCAACCACTATACATTTCCATCCGTAGTTGCAACTTCTAATATTTCAGTTATAATCAACATATATGAGTAATTACCAATCTACCAAAGTTATTGAACTTGGATCCTGTGCATTCAGACAATATGGTGCCAATCACAGTCATTGTCATTATATTCACGGTTATCAGCTTAAAGCTAAATTTTGGTTTGGTGGTTCTAAATTAGACGAGAAGAACTGGTTAGTAGACTTTGGTGGTCTTAAAGAACTTAAAGCAATTTTACAGAATCAATTTGATCATACATTATGTGTTGCAGCAGATGATCCTTGCTTAGATTTATTCAAACAACTTGAAGAGCGTGATGGTTGCGTTCTTCGTATTATGCCAAATGGAGTTGGTATCGAGCGTACTGCAGAATTTTGTTTTAAAACAGCATCAGATTGGATTAAGAAGAACTACGGTGATCGTTGCTGGGTTGATAAGGTTGAGGTTTTTGAGCATGAGAATAATTCTGCAACCTATAGTCAGCCAAGAACAGCAAATGATACAACTGATTATAGTGTAACAACTACAACAACCAATACACATTCAGATACTGTTGTTATCCCAGCTCCAGTTTATGCAACTACAGAAAATACAAATTCAACTGTAGTAGAGCCAACTGAAACACCTGCTTCAATTGAAATACAACCTTTACCTGAAACCCCATCACAACCTCAAGGTATAACAGTAGGTCGTGGCCAAGTGACTCAGGGTTGGTCAAACCCATTTGGTGGTACAAGCTGGGGTGTGTAATGCATTCTGAACATTTACAACAAATTTACGGTGGTGAGATATCTGATTATCTTAAACCAAAATTTGTTATTCAAAATGAGAATACTTCAAGTTTTGATCCGACAGGCGATATAACAAATATCTATACATCGCAAGTTCAAAACAAAGGAGCTATCGATACAAGAGGACTACTAGGTCCTAATATTAATCTATCTTCGTTAATTGATCAGCGACCACCGGATCCGATGCAGCAAATGCTCAACAATACATTATCTCAAATAGCTCGAGATCACGGATTAGAAGGTGAACCTAGTATTGACAAAATTAAAATACCTGAGCTTGTTCTACCAAAGGATCAAACATCCGATGATATAAAACAAGCTCAGGATAGTGTAATGGCAGCCCTTGAAGAGCTTAGAGCTATGGGTGCTGTTTAACAGACATCGTTGTCTGCATTATATCCTTGAAAATATGGGTTACATATCTGCAAAGTTCTGATCTTACGATGTGATCTTCTGTTAATTCAACACACTGTATACCGTGATTACGTGCATCTTCATTGTCAAACGCTCTATAAACAGCGTTAAAACCTGATTTACCATGAGGTAGATCTGATTGATCTGGATCACCACATATAATCATCTTACTGAATTCACCCATACGTGTAAGAAGAGTTTGTAATTCACGTATTGTTAAATTCTGACTTTCATCACAGCATATAAACTTTACAGCAAAGTGTAATCCACGAGCAAAGTTAATAGGACAGATTGTTATTCTATTATCCTTATGTAAACGATGAATTTGTGGTTCTACAATTAACTCTGAGAATTTTTCATTGAAAGGTGTCATATATACATTAACCTTTTCATTAATATCACCAGGGAGATAACCGAGTTTGGAATCCGAACTCTCAACAGCAGAACGTACGAGAACAATATCTGATACCTTCTTCATATTAAGAAGCTGCAATCCAAGATACATTGAAAGAACTGTCTTTGATGTACCAGCTGGACCCTTTAGCATCATAAGCTTTGTCTGCTTATCAAGAAAGAGATTAATAATCTCCTTTTGCTTTTCCGTCCACGGAAGCTCTTTGATATTGAGAGTAAAATCAATTTTATCTCTCTGGGCTACGTATGGTGATGTGTCAGCTGGTTTTTCAACCGAGTTAACACCCGATGGTGGGGCTGTTTTCACAGCCTTCTTCTTTTTCATCTATAATTATTTAATCAATTTGAGCCTTGATTTACACTACCAATGGTAGTGTAATTGTAATTATAATTTATTTTATACAATGCAAGGTCGAAATATAAATAACCGTATATGACAGACTACACTAAAAAATATAAAAAGGATTATAAAATTATTTGTACATTAATATTAAGCGGATTTTCAACTACACAAATAGCTAAAAAAATAAAATTAAGTTGGCCTACCGTATTGAAGATAGTTCGTATCTTTAATGAATCAAATATATTATTAAAGTTAAAGCAAAATAATAATCATTCTAGAGCTAAAGGATTTAAATCCGTTGCCGGTCACACACGCGGTAAAACATATGAACAATTATATGGAAATAAAGCAACAGAAATGAAACAAAAGCGAAGTGAATGGTTAAAGAAAAACAATATTAGAAAATTTGCTAAACGTACTAGTAAACCACAGAGATTATTATACGAAATAGTACTACATAAATTTCCGACTGCTATATTAGACTATGAATATAAAATTAAAGATGACCATAAAATATATCTTGATATAGCTATACCTGAATTAAAAATAAACATCGAATATGATGGAATCTATTGGCATAAATTAAATCAAAAAACAATAAGAACACCTGATAAAAAAAGAGATAAAATATTAAAACAAGCTGGATGGAAAGTTTATCGTTTGAAGTATAATTCAAACCCATCAAAGGAAACACTTGCAAGTGATTTTTATTCTATTATAATATAGTGATATGGACGAACAAGATTATTTGCTTATTAGTGACGATGGACCTGGATTCCTTACAATAGAGGGAGAAGGTGAACATGTAGGTAAGCCTTCAGTTTTTTTAAGGTTGTTTGGCTGTAACCTTACATGTAAAGGATTTTCATCACCAGATTCTCCTCACGGGTGTGATTCGTATATTTCGTGGTCCAAGAAAAACAAATATACATTTGATGAAATGTTTGCTTTTTATGAGCAACATGGCTTTATTGAACATTTGCGGTATGGGGCTATACTTAAATTAACAGGCGGTGAACCAATGCTTCGGCAGACACCTTTGTTAAATTTTATTGGAAAATTTACTGAGCGCTATAATTTTACACCACGCATTGATTTTGAAACCAATGCTACAA